CGAAGATCGGCAGCAGCCTGAGTTTCTGAACGACGAAGACCTTCAAGCTGTGCAGCAACAAGAGGATTATTCAGGTCAACTTGAGCAGCCTGACCAAGCTGAACCTGTGGTTGGGCACTGGCTTGTTCAAATCCGCTTTGTCCTTCTGCTGCTGAACCGCGACCAATAAGATTCATTAGCATCTGATCAAACGAACCGCCAGATGGATTTGGGCCAAGACTGGCTTGCGTATTGAACATAGACTGCGCAGCATTTACATTAGGAGCTTGTTGCCCATAACCCTGCATCGAATTGAAGTTCGACAATCCAGCATTAACTTGCTGTGGAGTTGCGCCAAAGCCTCGATTCAAATCTACATTAGACTGTGATGCATTGCCAACCTGACTCAGATCTGCCATACCAGTCTTGCCTGCACCAAAGTTGGTTGGCAGTGCTGTAGTATTTGCAGTTTGAAAATTTTGGGATGCGTACGGATTAGCAAAAGTTTGTGACGTAAATTCTTTTGGATCTTTAAAGTACTGCTGGACTGCTGCCCCAGCACCAGAAGTATCCCTTACATTTCCCCCAAGCATACTCTGAAACGCCTGTTGGAAATTTTGTTGCTGCTGCTGAGGCTGCTGAGAGTTACTTACACTCTGATTGATTGGTCCTGCAAGTTGCCTACTTAGAAAGTTATTAAAGCCAGAGGCTACTGGTGTAGCTGCTCCACCGCCAACTTGCTTAGTTTGTGCTCCCATCCTTTAAATCCTCCGGAAGTATTCCGTATAGGTATGTATCGAACCAGCGATCTTTCCACCAAGCTGCGTTACGCTTTCTTCCTTCGACTCGGAAGCCACACCGTTCAACGAATGTCCTAACTCTCAAGCCAGCGTAAGCTGGGACATAAGCATTTAATCGTACAAACTTGTACTCGTCAAATACTTTTTTGATCATTGCTTGAACAGCGGCTTCGCGTCCTTTGTGTCGCCGGTCGAAGAAAGAGTAATGCACACTAGCTTCGGTCGGAGAGATATCATTCAAATAAAACATACCTTTAAAATCATCTAGAATCCAGATAAGTCCTGTCGGCTCCGCATCACCAGAGAGATTCTGAATAATAAAGAAGGATGTGAAATCTTCTAGCCCACTTAAGGGACGCCCAAACAAAACAGGAAACTGTTTAGCTTGTTCGTAGAGCTTTATTGTGTTCTCTCTGGTGAAAGAGAAAGGCCAAATTGTACGTTCAATCTCGCCTTCTGGTTCTTTGCAAACGACCTTCATTTAGATTTTACCGAAGCTGGCAGGAGTAATATCAATTGAATAATCAAGGGTCGCAAAATTTCCAGCTAGTGAAGTAATGCGCCATTGAAATTCACGGGCACGAACTTGTTTAGTACAAGCGACTCGACTACGAACACCAACAGCATTCAAGTCAAAGGTTACTGTTTTGTATGTAGTCCAACCATTACCATTATTATACTGAACAGTAAACTCACCAGCTCGCAACGGAATGTACGTGAAGCGTATACGAGTGATAGAGATATAACGATCATATAGTTTGAAGATCTTAGACTGAAGAATAGTCTCAATAGATGCACCGTTATCTGTATCAACGGGGCTAGCTATTAGAATATCTCCTTGACTCATTCCATAATATAGAGTTGGTGGATTTGTAGTCAGGTTAGCAAGATCGTTGATAGTACCTGAGAGTTCATCAATGGTACCGGATAGTTCATCAATCAAGAGTGCTGCACTTGTATCATCAAAAGCGTAGATGCAGGTACAGTTCTCGATGGTGCGCTCAGTCCATGCTCCATTATTCAGGTTCAGTACATATGCATAGGTAACAGTAGTATTTGTACCAGGAATTGTCAATATGTACTCGTTCGTGATCGGGTTGTAAGATCCAATAGGGTTCTCCTTATTGGTAATCTTAGGCTTGATGTTATCACGAACTGCTTCACCTACCTCGCGCGGACGATCACCTAGCGTATAATCATAAACTTGATTACTACGATAGTCGTACCAGATGATTCCGTTCCTTTTTTGGACTGCTGAGTTTGGAGTATCGCAACCCACAAAAGGATAAGCCGCTTGAAATAGAAATGGATTAGATGCAACGGGCCTCTTCTGAGCAGTCCAAAGAGAACGCTCGCGTAGAATCAGCATCACCGAGGCGAAGCCAAACAAGCCGCTTATTGGGTCCGCAAAGTCAGAAGCAGCTTCCAGTAGCGGAGTACTGCCGGCTGATATGTCTACGTTCGCGTCCCACTGGGCAAAGTTTAGATCGCCACTCCAAGCAACTAATGTCGGATTAGGAGTAGAGGTATCATACTTATTTGCACCAACAATGCGGTTGAAGAAACCTGTAATATACTTGTACTTACCAGCATTACCTAGGTAAGCATATGTGTTTGCTGTAAAATCAATCTCATAAATATTATTAGTCCCTGATACGAAAAAGAGTCTATCATTAAATGGTAGGAGTCTAACCCTTCCACCAGTAGGTAGAGTGTAAGGAGTAGCTGATGTAACTTGTAGCCAAGAATTAGACAGCCTTCTCCATACTTTATTATCAGTGAATCTAAGAAAGACAGTCGTTCCATTAAACCTTTGAAAGGTATATAGAACATTGATTGGCTCAGTATTACCTTGGTCAAGAAGAATATCAAATGTATCTTCTTGCAAGAGCTGATCGCCGTCTTCAAGATCTAATAAATCTGTAGCTGGTTTAGGCGGGGTAAGAAGAATTGTTCCATCAAAGCGAATCAACTTGTCCGCATCAACATAAACGTTGCGAGCAAGAACAAGTTGGTTCTGTGGAATGTCAGCCGCATCAATACGTGTGTTCATTCCGCCATCAACCCTAACCTCAGACAATAGCTGAATAGGATCAGGCACTTGTGGCGGTGCGAGGATTGGGTTTTTGGTGGAAATTCTAGCCATGTTATGCGTTCTCTATCCAGCCAGAGGGAAACTTCGTAAAGGTATATACCTTGTTTATAGCAAGAAGCTTGTTGGCTCCGGTGTTAGTAAAGAAGTTAGTACCATTTTGAATGGTAGTAAATCCATCTCCAAGAAGCTTAATCTCTTGACCGGACTGCTCACCAACAAAATCTACTACGGTTGTAGCTACTGTATTTACAAACTGTACACGTGTAATATTGAGTACATTAATAGTTGTAGTAGCTTTTGGAGCAGTTTCGATTGGCTGTTCAGCTAGCTGGGAATAAGTTACAGTAGCTAAGAAATTGATTGGATCTGCGAAAGATAAAGTATCTCCAGATGGGATACCCAAGCGATCTCTTAACTCAGCAAAAGACTTAATCTCTTCCATTAGGCAATCTTCAAGAGCGTAAGTTTGCTGCCAAGCGCGAGGCAGGTTCCGCCTTGGGCAGCAAGCGCCTGAACATTGATGCTACCCGATGAGACAACAACTACGCTCGTTAGCGTAACAACTCCCGTCAGTGTTTCTGCCGTTGAAAGGCCAGTGTTTAACACGCGCCCCATCTTTGCAATTTGCGAAGAGTTGGTAAGGTATGCTTGGCCAACAATAGTCCCAGTTGTGTTGGCTGGGATTGTGACTGACAGATTTACGGCTGCAATAGCAAGATATGTCCCTGCGCCTGGCGTTACGCTAAAAACAGTTTGTATTGACCCAGTTAGCGATGTGTCTGAGGTAAAATCATATGCAACAGCCGTGACGGTTGACAGTCCGGATGTAGTTCCCGTAAAGGTTGTATTGTTTAACGTAGCTCCTGAAACTGTACCCCCAGAAATAGTGCCGCTGTTGGTCGTTGTCCCACTAAGCGTTGTCCCACTAAGCGTTGCACTAGCAATCGTACCACTATTACGAGTAGACCCAGTGGCCGTAATAGTTCCAGTCTCAGTGTGAGTTGGAATCGTAGTGCCGCTTGGGACAGTCAGAGTAGCTGGAGCAAGAGTTCCACTAACAGTCAGATTATTAGGAAATGTATAAGCTGCATTCTGGAATGATCCAGCTGTAACATTTGCAGCAGTAACACTTGTTGGGCCACTTAAAGAACCCGCAGTAACAGTTCCAGTAACCGTTAGATTGCCAGTAATAACTGGAGTTCCAGTCACCGTAAGCGTAGTAAGATCCAATACAGTTCCACCAACAATTGCAGGACTAACAAGTGCTGGAGTAGTAAGAGCTGCATTGGTAATTGCAGTACCATTAGGAACAGTCAGCGTAGTAGGAGCAACAGTACCACCAGAGATGGTAGCTCCTGTAGCCGTCATGGTTCCTGTAATGGTTGGGCTAGCAAGTGACGCACCAGAGTTTGTGATTGAAATCAAACTTGCTGCATCGCTTGAGTTACGAATAGTCATGCCAGCAGAAGGAATGACAATCTTAGTAACTCGCTGTGGGTCAGTTGCACTAGAAAGATCTACTCCAAGGATATCCGTAAAACGCTCATTGAGGGCGATCTTTACATTACGGATAATCTCATCAATAGTATTTGCTTCCTCCAAACCAGTAGGAGTAGCAAGATCAAAACTTTGAGCATATGTCATGCGGATCTCTCTTTCTTAATCTTGGATAGGGCAAGCTCAGTTACACGATTTGTGCGCAGAAGCCAACCCTTTAAAAACTTCAAATCCTTTGGTCTAGTTGCAACTAAGCCACGATAAAACTCTTTTCGTAGTTCTGAGTATCCGTGGATCAAATCTTCTGTATCGGAAGACTTAATCTTTCCTAGTGTTATAGGACCAATGACTCCATCATCTTCCACACCCACGGAGCGCTGTAAAATCTTAGCAGCTTGCCTATTTCCTGCATTAACGGCGAAGTCGAAGTGCAGTATATTTAAACCTTCTGGAAGTTCTGAAGCTTTGCAACTTGTCCAAATATCAAAATAAATCTTAGACATTTCGACTTTTGTTAGATGCCGAACTGAACGCTCTTCGTGTCCTTGGCTTTTACGAAAAGCGTCATAAGTCTTTTGAGTTATTCCTTTATTCGTTGCGCCGCCAGAATCTTTAGGATCATTAACATATCCTCCTTCTTCTTTCAAAATAAATGGAAAGGCTTCCGAAAACATCAGTCGTCAGTCTCCATTTCAGAAGTATAGCCACTGTTGTTATGCCCAGCCTCATTCATGAGGAGTCGTTCCAACCTTCTTTCGAGGCGAATAAGACGAGAACGAATTCCATTTCGTCCGTCAATACCAATCATAACTGTGCGGAGTGCTTTCATCTCTTCGGAGATATCTGATAGTTTCTTAATAAGATAGCCAACAAAGGGAATTAACCCAAGCTCCACTGCCTTGAAGATAAAGTCTAAAACCTCAGTGTTCACGGATAGCGCCTCCGGTACACGCGAAGCCCTGAGAATACTCGGTCTTCATGATCCTTTGTTTCTTCTGTGTCGAGGGACTGAATAAGAAGCGACTGTTGTGCTTGAGCTTCTTGTCCGCGAGTCCAATCCCCGATAGCATAAAAGCCTCTGGATACCGCACCCCACAAAATGACTTCATGCCATTCTTGAGGAGCGTCAGGTCCAGAGGCTTGAATATCTGCAAGTGTACGAAGATATTTTACGCTAATATCATACACATTATCAGGATTAGGCCAGAGGATAAAATTAGATCCTCTACGAGAATAATGAGTTGGTCTATCTTGTGCATCTGTATCCTTCAGTTTGAACATATCCCAATCGGCAATATTCGTGAGAGGTTCCCACGCATCATCACCAGGTTCTTGAAGGATAACTTTTTGGAGAGCATCGGAGTCCGTTGGCAATGCATATGTGTCATCGCCAGCGGTCGTGCTAAAGTCGTATACTGCGTCCTTTTCAGAGAATCGCAGTTGGGATGAGAGCATCCACCATGCACGGTTCAGCAGAAGATCTGCTTGAGTGTCCGGTAGATCCAACACATCCATACCAAGATGTGTTCTCAAATCTTGGCGAAGGACAGCTAGAGACAAGGGCATACATATACCGTGATGGAAGATTCTGTGCCGCGTTTTTTACATGCCAGAGAGACTGGTGTCTTTTTTTCAAGGACCAACTCCTCGTGTAATTCAACCGATCCAGTCGAAGTCTTAACACAGAGTTCGGAATCGCTATGGTCGGATGTGAATTTCCAACGACCAGAGGGAAGAATTACACGAGGAAAATTGATTTCCTCAGAGGGGCGCGATGATACAATTAGTGGGATGCGCATGGCCTAAGAGATTAGAAGTGCTGAATGAGAATCTTAACTTCGCCACCAGCAGTGGCTTGCGTAGTGAGCGCAACACCAACACGCTGATCAGCTGTAGTGCCAGGAATTACACGGCCAGCAGTTGCCGCGGACGGAACTGCGTTGAAGTTGGTACCAGCAGTAAAGCCACTAGCGCCAACAATTGCACGAGCAACACCAGAGATCTGAACGATAACTTGCTGTCCGCTCGTAGCAGCAGTGGTGCCAACAGCATCATCAGTACGATTGCCGTTAGCATCACCACCAACAACGAAACCAACGAAGCCAACATAGTTAGCAGCGGTGGCAGACTTGTCTACGATACCAACACCAGCAAGGTAAACCGCATCACCAACTAGCAGTGTAGTGCTGCTCGCGGTGAACAAGTGAACAATGCCGCCAGTGGCGTTCGAAGTGTTCTCGTCAGATCCCCCTCGGATGTTGACCCAAGAAAATCCAGTAGGGGTTTCCATGATTACGCGCTCGGGTTAGTGCCGTACCAGCCACGCCAGTTGTAGAACCAAATGATCCAGCGACCACGCGCCTTCACCTTGGCAGCATCAACTTCATTGTCGTACCAATCCGTCATCGTGATAGCTTCACGGTTCAGGAAGTGTGCATCGTTGACTTCGCTATCCACAATGAAGTAGTGGAACAGGTTCGTCATGTACGGATTAACAATGATCTTCGTCGGCTTGAAGTTACGACGAATCGGATTGTCTTGGTTGTTCGCAGTGAACGGCTCAAGGCTCGACTCAAGAATCTGATACGCCTTGTTCACCTGACCCTGATCGTTAGCAATCATGAGCGTGTTCGGCATAACCATCATCGGATCGCCGTTCTCATTCTTGCACTTGCGCGACAGGTCCATCAGTGCAGTGAAGCCAGCAACAGAAAGCGACACGGCAGTAGAAGGCATATTCGCAATAGTGCTCGTGCTGTTGATCAGCGTGTGAGCAGTGTTAAGAAGCGAAAGGTTGTCCATGCCCTTGAAGTTCGTACCAGTGAACGCATCGTTAACGAGCGCAACACCAGCATATTCCTTCGTATACATGGCAGCTTCAGCCAGCCACTTCGAACCTTGATTCAGCTTACCATACTGATCGTCGTCGATGGCTTCCTTCGAGAGGTAATAGCCAGCTTTGTACGTCTTATCAACGGCCATAACCTTCGGGCCACTCACAACTTCCTGATAAACGACAGGCTCAAGTTCACGCGACTGAATCAGACGATTCGGACCAACAAGCGTAGTGGCCGAAATTTCAGGGAGGTTATGCGAACCTTCCTTGAGGTACTGATTGTACATAAGTGGAAACTTCTTGATCGTATCCTGAAAGTCCTTTCGGAGTCCCGGACGTGCAAGAAGACGATGCTGTTGAATCATCGACATTGTTTTATCTCACCCTAGGATTAAAGAGCCGCAGCAGAAGCGTTGCGAATCTTGAAAAGAACAACACCGTTGCCATACAGGGTGTTGTCAATTCCAGTCACAACAACGCAAACGTTGGTAGTATCGGAACGATTAACAGTCCAGTAACCATCAGACTGCTTCACAAGGCCATACGCAATACCGATATCGGTAACAGCGGGAGCCACAAGCGTTGCACCAGTCGAAATCTGACCATAGAACGTGGTGTTACGATTCGCAGGAAAGATAGGAATCGTGTTCTCACGACCAGTTACGGTCGTCGGAGAATCACCAGCGTCATAACCAAAAGCAGACTGGTTAATCGCACCAGCAATACCAGCAAGGCCAGTAGTGCAAGCGGCTGCGTCAGCGGCCTCAGCAAGAGTACCACTAGAGAACTTCATAGGAGCACCAATCTTCTGCGTTTGCGACGCAGCAAGAGTATAGTGCTTCGTTGCCGGAGTCCCGCTAGTATCAGCGAAAGCGGGACGAATCGGAAGAGCCATTTCGTTTTACCTCGGGATGTGTGACTGGAGTTCTGCTCCAGAGATGCTTCGACCAATTGAACTTTCGGACTCAACACCAAGACCAAGACGAGCTGCGTATGCTTTGTACTGGTCGTTAGCAGTATCGGAATTAATACCACTCTGGCGTTCAGCCATAATAGCTGCCTGCTCCGTCTGTGCTACAAACTTCCACTTAGGTATTACCATGAAACGTACATCACCAACAGTGCTACCATCTGGGCGTTCATGCAAACGGTTATGGGCTTTAAGATAATCAGCTCCATCAACATAACCTTTTGCTTGAGCATGAAACTGCGAAAAGTCGTCGATACCAATCCATTCACCATGAAGGTCTTCTGGAAGATCAACATTCAACCGATCATTAACAAACGAACGGTCAGCAGTTTCAAACAGACGGCGCTTATAGTCAAGTACTTCCTTATCGGAAGGCTTAATTTCAATATCGTTGCTCATACAGTGATACCCTCGTCATTGTTTACAATGGTGAAGAAGGCATCAATGTCTGTTGCCTTACTAGGATCATAACCAGCTCTACGCATCGCAGTACGCTCAAGCTCAGAAAGCTTAGGAGTAGAACGAACAGGGGCGGGAGCACCGTTAATACGAGAAGTCGGAGTAGCTTGACGAGGAGGCATAGTATTGTTTTGCTGTTGTGGCTGAGATGCCGCATTCATCGCAGTGTAGTAACCGATAGTAGCAAATGCTTGAGTTGCATATGCACCAGCATCTACACTAGGAGAAGTCTGCAACTGACCACGGATAGTTCCCGAAAGAACATCACGATACTGTGCAAGATGTGGAAACTGCTGGAAGAACTGAACCTCTGCGGAGTCAAGTTGTTTCTGCTTCTTGAAGTCACGCGAGATTTCACCAACATCACCAAGAGTTTCCTGAAGCTGCTTCCGAACAATTCGCCCAATAGTTTCAACGGTGCCAAGCTTCTCGATATCTGCATCAGTTACAGATAGGTCTTCCTGCGGACGAGCCATTGCTTGCTGCCGAAGAGAATCAAGTTCTGCTTCGCGCATCTGACGCTCACGCACAGACTGTGCATAGAGTGAACGCCAATCCAAGTCTGGCTGACCTTGGGGACTCTGCTGAGAAACTTGGTCATTCGCAACAGATTCGTCAATATGTGTGCCCGAATTTGTGTGCTGGAGATCTGTTCCTTCCTGTTCAGGAATCTGTTCTACGTCCATGTTGCTTTGCCTCAATTAAAGTTACTTGCAGTTCTTCTAAAAGTTCCAACTTACCCTGCAAGTGATAAGCCGGAGATGGGAAATCCGCTCTGCGCAGTGACATTAGCTGCTTCAATTCTAGCGTTTGGAGCAACGACAGAAGTGAATCCGCCGCTTGGAGTTGCATTAGCTCCTTGAGGGATTCCTGTAGCTTGGGGCTGTAAGCCTGTAGGAATCTGGGTCGGTCTGTAGGCGTCAAAATTAAAAATCAACTTTTCGGGGTTAGGTATATCAAATGCACGTAGGATTTCAAGGTTGATTTGATCAGCTGATCTCATCGCTGCCTTTGCAACTTCCTGAACCATGTTAGGATCACCAGCCTGTTGTGCTAGTGCCATGATTTGAGTCCAGTATTGAGTTTGCATTCCAGCAAGCTGCGTATACGTGTTACGATCAAGAACCTTGTTATTCTTTGCGCCAGATAACTGGATGTTAAAGACTAGTTTATTCCTAAGTTCATCAAGACTCTTACGGAAAAACAACTCAGTCTCAACAGAATTCGGCAAGTACTTATAAACATCTCGTTGAACTGGACCATACTTAAAGATGCTCATCGCCGCACGATAAACAACTCGATTCAAGAAGTCTTTCTTGTTGTTGTACGTGTAGTCGAACTTGCGATTGGATTCCTGTACACGCGCGAGAGAATCAGAAGCAGTTCCTGGAGTACCAATGTTAGGCATACCAAGAGTAAGTTCGTTAACACCCGTACGTTGCTGCGAATAAATGACAACTTGATTTTCGTTATTATAAGCTGATGCCTTTACATCACCAATAAAAATTGGCTGGATATCATCCATATCTTCAACAAACCACTTCTTTCCTGGAAAGATAGGCTCGTCGTCTTTAATCCATGAAGCAGACTTCTTGACTTTAAACATTGCCATGTTAGCAATGGTCGCATTATCAAGACGCTGCCGATGCTGAGCAGTAACTTCTTCTTGAAATTGATTGTTCTGCTTTGCGATGCCGTATCCATACCAACGGTATTCCATTGGGAAGTATACTCCTTTCTCATAGTCACGCTCTGTGGCGTAAGTAAGAGAAAGAACCTGACGAGAGTTTTCATGTACGATAACTTCGACAGAAGACTCTTCGCCATTTCCATCTACATCAAAATTAAGAAGAACACGAACAAGCTGAAGCTCAGATGGATAGATTGGAACAGTATCCGTGATCTGCTGCGTATCAGCAAGAATCTTATCGTTGGATACGTTTACTCCAATATAATAACCATTAAGCTTTTCGTAAGCATCTGGAGCTAACTGTCCTGCTGCTACCATCTGCTTTAAAGTATACTCTGAGATTGTAAAGCGATGACCAACCCAAGGAGCATCAGCAACCTCTTGAGCATAGAAGGGCATGAAGAAATCTTTAATATCAATCCCTTCAATAAACGTTCCCTTCTGGAGATATACAGGAACCTTAGTTTCAGTTCCATCATAGCTCTGTACAACATGAGTCTTCACTTCTCGATAACCATATGTCATAACGGCTGTACCGTTCTTGGTCATCTGAAGAAGAGGAGCTTCTACTTTCTTTCGAAAATCTAGGTTGTTTAGAAATTCGTTGTTGAAGAACTTTTCAAGTCCAGCCTTAGCAGCTTGATCTTGATCTTGAACTTCGACTGAGATAAGTTCTTTCAATCCAAAAAGCTGCCCCATGTCTCGTGCATGAACAGCTTCAACAGCAATAGCTGTTAGAGGAATGATGATGTTTGCAAAGCCAATAACAGGAAGTTCTGGTGATGCTGCGCTGTTAGCTGGCTCTGCCCAAAAATCTTCATTCTCTTTGATCCAACGATCTTCCAACCTATCACGCTCTGCGTGATGATTAGTAAGTTCATCTATCACATATGATGTGATAGCAGATAGAACTTCTGGATCTACATCAAGTTGACGAGCCATTGGGCTGAGGACCGAAGAGAAGTTCAAAAATGCTACGAAGATCGCGGACAAAGATTGATTTCTTAACAATCCAGAATTGAACAGTTGTTACCTTAGTATCATGATTTGATTCAAACCAAGACCAAAAAACATCT